GTGATGATTTGAAGTTATTTCCCGATAGTTGACTTTCTGTTGCAATTCCCATTCTTATCAAGTCTTGTGGAGTCAAACTAAACTCACCTATATCAGATAAATCACAATCCATGAACACTGTTTGGTCACCTAATGGAACCCCCATTATCATGTAGTCACCACTATCATTAGTTTTTACTGTAAACTTATAGTATTTGTCATAAACAGTAACGACTGTTGGATTTGTTAAAGCATCATTTCTTGAAGGGAATGTCCCTGTTGCGGCGTGTTTTGAATATGATTTTTCATATGGTAATAGATTATATCTATACCCATCTTCATTCTTGTCATTAGTTGATTTGTAGGGATAAAGTGTTGAGATAATTTCGTTATTCTCATCTTCTTGTTCTAAAGGTACGAAAACAGATACTCTTACATTTGGTAATCCGAATCCTCCGTTAGCAGTAACACGACCAACAATAACACCATAGTCTGCACAGTTTCTTGTGTAGATATCATCACTTTGAATCTTCAAAGATAGAATCTCTAAGAAGTCGAACTCTTGATCTATCTGTACATTTATTGTTTGGTCAGACCCTACTTGTGTTTTAATTCTGTAAGAATTGGTCATTCATCTCTTTTTTGATAAATAGTTTAACCCCCATTTTCTAAGGAAATGTAAATGGGCGTACAATTTAATAATAACCTAATAAAATTGTAAATAAACTTAAGAGAACTGAACGTTCTGGAAGTTCTTAACTCTTACCTTAATATCTTTCTGAGGATATCTGATTTGGTAAACTTGATTTGGTTGTGCAAATATTGTGTCATCAACAGGTCTGATTTGTCTTGTAACGTCATCAGAATAAGCCATTGATGTTTGGAATGATGAATATTGTCCTCCAATTTCATTGAATACATTGATACCTGTAACAGTGATTACTCCGTTTTCATCTTGAATCAAACTATTCAATTCAGACAAATAAATGTTCTGTCCAAGTTGTCTTGTTTGTGGATTCATAAATGTTGTCAACTTATTGATAATATTTGTAATAACTTGTCCTTGGTTCTGTGTCGCATCTAATACAACTGAAACTTCAAAACTAAGATCAATAACTTCAGCGGTTTCGATTGAAACATAGTCATTCATCATTCTATAGTTTGATAAATAATTTGCCAAGTTTTGTTTCAAAGTGTTTGACACAATTGATGTTAGGTTACCTGAAGTATCGTATGATAAAATTTGAACTTGAATCTTATTGTTGTTTTCAGTTATCGCAACTTTTGCAGGTGCTCCAAACTGAGATGGCATCTTTCTAATAATAGCTTCGTAGTCATTAACTGTCACCGCTCTGTTTTGTGATGAGAAGTTAAAAGCAACATAGTTTCTTGTTTCTTCTACTGTTGGTTGTCCCGCTCCACCAATTGCTGCCGTCACATTGTTACATCTTAAAGATCCAACAACTTGTTGGTTAATATTTTCAGAAGGACCGTTAACGAAGAATGTAACTGTACCGATTTGATTAATTACATTAGTTCCTAAGTTAGTTGATAATCCACCACCTGTTCTATATTGAATGAACAATGTTGTGTTAGCTCTTAAGGCAGATCCTAATGACATGTTGTTTTGATACAATTGTAAGTTCAAAGGAACTCCAAGGGTTGTGAATTGGTCTAAAGCATCTTGTGATGTGTTTGTTCCTCCACCAAAAGTCATTTTCAAAAATCCTTCAGGTGTATATTCAGTAATGAATCTATCTTGTGTTTGAATGTATCTACCTACTTTAATACCTGGCTGATCCGATACTTTTGTTGGGTCTTCAATGAATATTCTATCTTCAGCTAAAGCGTCAACTTCATACCATCTGTTTTGTAACCCTAAGAATTCATTAACCGTTGGTACTGTTGTGTAACTTGTACCATCTTTTAATAAAACACTTGTAACACCTAAAACGTTTTTTTCAGGTAGGAATATTTCTAAGAATGGTCTTACATCACTTGGACTTATAACTCTTTTGAAAACTTTAGTTAATCCATTAACAACAACTTCTCTCTTTGTAATTGTATAGTTTACTAATCGATTACTTGAATCGAAGTTTGGCACCTTTAATCTATTTGGAAATCCTTGTGAATTATACGGTGAAGCAAAATCAATATCTTCAACGTTTTCAAAAACTTGTCCCGCACCTAAAACTTGGGAACCTCTTCTAAGTTGTCCCAAATATCTTTCATCTTCTTTATCTCCAAAGGCTGGAACTGTTATTGAAAAATCAACAAGAGCTACGGATGGTCTTTGTCCTGGTAGTTTCAATCCGTATGTTCTGGCAATGTTGTAGACAGAAGATCTTTGTTGTGCGTATTGTAACACAGTTTCTTGTATACTTCTATCAATGTGGTAATGTAAGTTGTCGGCTACCGCAGCATTTAAATCCAAAAATACTGAGAACACCGAAGCGTCGTTGAAGTTTTGAATTAGTTCAGGATAGTAAGTACGAACGTATTGTATAAGTTCGGATCTTATTCCTTCGAAGTCTCTGGTTGTATATGATATCTTACGATTAGCCATTTATCTTAAATATTGATTATTACAAAATCACTTGTTGCAAAAGTGCTATCTTGAACAGAATATTCAATTTTTACTTTTGCAGTGTATTCTGCAGTTCCTTTCCCTGGATATCTATAAACAGGTGAGGGTTGATCGACAGAAGCAAATTCGTCAGTTGCTTCCTCTGTTGGGTCTAGTGGTTCAATTGTTATTTTATCTAACAAAAGATTTGGAATATATTTTTCTACGTTTGCTCTTATATCAGATTCGATAGCATCAAATGTTAAACCATCCATTGGTTCAAATATGAATTCATATAATCTTGTTCCAAAGTCAGGTAAGAAATATCTTGATCCCTTTCTTGTTAAAAGAAGATTAATTAAATCCGCTCTGATTTCTTGGTTTGCAGTATTAGTCAATTCCAAATAGTCTCCTGTTAAAGAATTTCTAAATGGAAAATTTATACCATATGTTGTACCGTCACCCATATGTTATAAATATACTTGGATTATTTTTCAATTAAAGTAGTATTTCCTTTTACTGCCTTAGGAATATAAGGACAATGTCTACAACCATTACCACAACAATACCCTCTACGAATATGATATTGTTCGGTCATAACTTTTCTTCCGTTTTCTTCATAAAAATCAGAAGGGAGAAGTTTTGGCTTCTCCCCTCGATTTACGTTATTAGTGTTTTCCATTACGCCATTACTATTTCACAAGCTCCACCAGCACAAGCAACTTCACCTGATAGATCTGTGTTATCGTCAATCTCAACAATCTTTGAAAGATCAACGTCTTTAAGAGTTTCCATCAACTCTTCATATTTTTCTTCAGTACAATCTTCGAATGGTGCTTGGATATAAGTTCCTCCATCGTAAGGTAAAACTGAAAGTCCATTGTAATGATCTCTGTTTTCCCACATCCACTCTCCAACTGCTGGCCACTCGTGTTCTCTAATTGAGATTGTAGCAGATACGTTGTGAGTGTTACTTCCTGTTCTGTGTCCACCCTTAACCCACTCAAGATGTACTTTTTTAACTCTCTCTAATAATTGAATTGGAGATTCGTTTCTAAGTATTGATCCTTCAGGTGCTCTTTGTGGAATACCGATAACAGCTGTGTCATGTGGTCTAAAGTATTCATCTTCAACTAATTCAGGATGATTTTCTTTTAAGTAAGCATATATTGATTCATTCTTACCTACTCTCACTCTTCTGATATAATAGTCATTGTGCCAAGCGTGAATACCTGATGATGTACCAAGAGTTAATGATGTAGTTCCTGCTGGTTTAACCGTAGTACATCTTGCAGCTTTGTTGATTTTCAACATACCCGCAACTCTTTCGTTTTCTTCTTTAACGACCTTAGCAGCTGCCTTCATGTTTAATCCAAGAACTGCACCTGATCCGATACCTGTCATTGAGATTCCAACTAATGCATCTTTCTCAGTTGTTCTTTGCCATATTGGTCTTAGATAATGGAAGTCAGTGTATCCTGCTTGAAGTGTTCCGATAAACGCCGCAGCCTTTACTCTTGCTTCATAATCTTCTTGTGATACAACGTTAGATACGTTCACCTCTGTAAGGTTACAGAATTGGAATGGTCTAAGTGCAATTTCACAACAAGGATTTGTTCCCCAATCTTTGTCATTTGATAAGTAGATACCAGGTTCACCCGCTCCACTTGCCTCAATTCTTTTCCAAAGATCCATAAAGTATTCTTTATCAATCTTATGTCTCAAAAGAGTTACAGAGTTATTTGCTCTACCTCTTTGTGGATTTGTTTCCCACCAAGCCCCACTCTTACATCCAATCATCTCATCATCAGATGCTGAGAATAATGAAATAAGAGCAGCTCTTCTGATACCACCTGCCAATACCGCATCAGCAATATGACAAACCATATCATGAACTTCAATTGGTTTTAGTTTGTCCCCGTCTTCTTTTGAATCGAGGATTCCTTCCAATTTAATAAGACACTCTTTTAGTGGTTGAGGACCTGGTGCTTTACCACCTGAAGTCACAAGACGTGCCCCTTTAGGTCTAATATCTGAGAAATCGAATTCGATTTTTGAACCACCAAAGAAATAAGACTTAACCAATACTTTAACGGCATCTGCCCATCCTTCAATTGAATCTGCAACCAACCATCTTCTACCTCTCTCTTTGTTTGGTTTTCTGATTTCAGGAAGAACATCAACGTGATGTTTTTGTACTGAATAACCAACTCCTGTTCCACCTAATAGAAGGAACATAATTTCTGAGAATACTCTCCAATCATCTACAGGTGCAAACGCACAGTTGTAAATTCTGTTAGGAGATATTTCAATTGGCTTTCCTGCGAATTGCATTGATCTCATTGAAGGGAGAACTTGTTTCTTGTAAACATACATGTAGTTCTCACGGATTTCTTGTTCTAATTGTGGAAATTTTTTGATATGCATTTCCATGTTTCTTGTTACGAGCTCTTGCCAAGTCTCTCTTCTTTTCAATTCTGGGATATACTTCGCATACTTCATGTATACTGTAATGTCCGATAGAATTCGATTTGAAATGTCCATGTTTTTGTAATTTTTTTTACTTTTAAATTTATTGAAAAATCGGGGATTTTAAATGATAAATATAGGTCCGCAGACCTTACGCCCGAGTTTTCAATAAAAAAATCTTTGTTTTTTTTAAATTTTTTTTCGAACAAGAGGATATTTAAATCCCTTGTTTTGTTTGTTGTTCTCTTTGTTTTCTTTTCTCCAATAGTTCCTTAACTCTGTCACTTTTCTTTTGTTCTTGTTGCTCTTCGAACCCTAAGAATGTTACAGATGTTTCAGTATCAATTTCAAGTAATTCGTTGTTGAACTTACAGTTCTCGAACACAACACCATCTTTACCGATACGTGATTTTGTAATAGCTATTGTAGCCAAGTTTATTTCTTTTTGTTGGAGTGTTTTGGCCACCGAGATGATTACGTGACCGACTTGGGCTTTCTTAATAGATCCACCCATCTGATCCGTTGTTACAACTTCAGATGATATTGAAGATCTATTACCTTGTGTGGCTGTCCAACCAACCAAACCTAATTCGTGACACATCGCTTCGAAATGTCTCATTACAGAACCCTCACTCTTCCACTCATCACCTAATGCTTTTTCGGGCATTACGCAATCAATGTAATCCAAAACAACCAAATCAATTTTGTTACCATCCGCAATCATCTTACGTAATTGGTTTTTGATTTGTAACATTGTTAGAGAATCAGAAGGTAGTTTCTTTAGAATTAATTTATTCTGCATCGAATTCTGTATCTCATGTATTTTTTCAAATACTTTCTCTTTGTGGAGAACCAAATTATCTGGTTCAATACCCGTCCACATTGTGAAATGTTTTCTCTGTATAATCTTAGGGTTATCTTCAAAAAATATTTGAAGTACATTGAACCCCATATTAAACGCTGTGTTTGCTATCTTACTCAAGATTGTTGTCTTACCAACACCTGTAGGTGCCAATATAACCCCAATCTCTCCCTTTGCCAATCCACCCTTGAGAAGATTATCAATACCCTTAATACCCATTGGTATCGGAGATCTAAAGTCGTCATCTAATACGACTTCCAAGTTTTCAAAGACATCGCCAGTACCCATGTCTCTTTCTCCAACTTGAATTGCTTCTCTCACCAATTCTTCAACCTTATCATAAGATTCGAAGTCTCCCTCATCAATAATTTTTTGGGCTTGTTTCATCGCCTTCTGAAGCTCTTGTTGCTTACAGAATTTCAATGCTTTTTCTTGTACGAATATACTACCATCAAATGGTGCGTCTTTGATTTGTTTCAGAGTATCTAAAACAATCTTACAAGCCATCTCATTACTGATTTCTGATTTGGCTACTTGCTCAAGAGTATCAAATGTGGGGGTTGATTGATATTTTGTGAAGTACTCTTTAACCATTTGTGCAATGATCTTAAAGTACTTGTTATCAAAATAATTGATTTCTAACACATCAACAATGGTATGGGCAAAGTCTTTATCAACCACAATTTGATTCAATAATTGGATCTGGAATGTGTTACCTAAATAATCAAAATTTTTCTGCATATGTTTCTCTCTACCCCTTAGATTTATAAATACTCATTAAGCCAACTCAAGTCCACAATATTCGTGATTTAATTGACGACGTGAAAAAATGTCAGTCAAATTAGAAAGGACATCTTTCAAAAATGGTCGTACGTCAACCGTATAACGAACTTTCGGGGGATAAAGTTTTGCGTCAAAAATTCTATGACAAATTGTCTCATCACCAATCTTAACATAGATGTGAAAATTCTCAGGACCATCAGTAAATGATGTATCCATAATTTTTGGATCATGTGCAATTGCATCTTTGTTGTCTAACAAATAAACAACTGTCTTCATTTTCAAATAATGATGAAGAGTCTCTTTTACATCAAAGATATACTCATAAAGGTCTGTGGCTACTCTAGCCTTAGGGTTGTACCCTCTCACGTTGAAGAATCTTTGAACCACGATGTTATCGTTTAGTGTCAAAAGGAATTCCATCTTAACTTGATCTTGTTCTCTCATTTTGTTTAGTTTTTAAATTTTCGTTTTTCTTTTCTTGTTAGTTTCATAAATGGTTTCAAAAAATTCACCCACGCTTCATCATTTTTAGGTAGGTATTTGAATAGTCCGTCCTCCATCATGTATTTCATCAGATTTTTATATCCTCTGTCTGTTGGGTCTAAGTGCTCACTGTAGATGGATTGTACTAATTCCTTTCCATCGTCGGTGATCAGTGGTTCACTAAGGTCAACTATCTTTTTGTTTATTTGATAGTATTCTTCTCCAAGTATACCACTTTTTGTCTTGCCTGTCAAAATATTTGATAGAACTTTTACAGGTTTTTCTTGCGGGATATTTCGTGCATAATCTAATATTTCTTCGATAGTGCAGGTTTTATTCAGCAATTGTGGGAACAAAGTTGCCAATGTTTTTTCACCTAAAGATTTGATGCCTTCAATGTTGTCTGACTTATCACCCATTAATATTTTACAAACCAATACATTCTCGTGCGGGACTGAAATATCTTTGAATTTAATCTTATCCCCACACTTCAATATCATTTTATGTATAGGGGAAAAAATTGAAACGTTTGGTGCAATTAGTTGAGTTAAATCTTTGTCAGATGAAAATATTGTAATGATCTCGTCACGAGCAACCTGACAATAAAATGCAATCAGATCATCCGCTTCGTTGTTAACCATTTCTACTTGCCTAACAAACACTTCTTCAAGATATTGTTTTACTCTGTTTTTTTGTTGTAGATAAGACTCGTATTTGAATTCATTCATATTCACTCTACGGTTAGCCTTATATTGTGGATAAATGCTTTTTCTGTGAGATGAGTTAGAATCCCCATCCCAAAACACAACTACTTTATCGTAGTCATATTCTTCTAAAAATTTTCTTAGTGTATTAATAAAGTGATACACCCCACCGATGTGGTTTCCGTCATAGAATAATTCTTTGACTCCATGAAATCCGATTTTGAATAGGTTGTCACCATCAACCAGTAGGGCTTTCTTCACTAAATTTATTTAAACGTTATCAATCTTCTCTTTCTTCTTTCAAGTCAAAGTCACCGTCAGTACCGATAATATCTTTCCAATACTCAGCATACTCTTTCTTGTATTTCTCAATTGAAGCTTTCTCTTCAGAAGCTTCTTTACCTGCCAAGAATCCGTGTGGTGTTACAATAATTCTACCATCATCGAACCCTAATCCATTGATGTGGTTCTTTAATACAGATACTTTACTTCTTACTGCAAACTTAACACTTCTTTTGTCTTTTGTCGCAGTTATTTTAGTCGTACCCGCCCCTTTTTGATTACCGAACAAGAATACCAATGATGAATTCAACCATACCGCGTTTCCACCTTTAGCCATAATCTTCGGTTGACCGAATGGATTATCAGGTAATTCAACCCAAGGTTGATTGATAATGATCAAAGTGTTTTCCCATTTAGAATCTGCCTTTCTTGAACCTGAAATTCTCTGGTTGATACCCATACCAATCTTATCAGATAACACAGACGCATTGTGTTGTTTACCACCCTTGCCGTCATATGTCATCTTACACGGTACAGAACCCACAGAATCCCATATAAAACATAAACTAGGTGATTGTACCCCTTCTTCATCTTCGTAGTCTAATTCACCCTTTTCTTGAGCATCTAACAACGAGTTGATGTAGTCGGTAATTTGTTCAATGTAACTGAAGTTGTTATTGAAGATGAAAAATCCACCCCAATCCATTTCTCCTGTTTCTTCATCGACCATTTCCTCACATTCGAAACCCATAAGTTTTGCATGATCAAAAGACCACTTTTGTTCAGTAATAATAAAAACAGGTAATATCTTTTTCTTTTGACTATCTACCGCAGCTTTGATTGCCGCTGTTGTTTTACCTGTATCTGAGTGACCCAAGAACATGTTCAAGTGTCCGATTGCAGGGCCTGGTAGACCTACCGCATCTAAGAAGTCCTCACCTAAGTCGAGGAATCTTTGAGGCTTATATTTTGCTGAAGTTGAAAACTTCTCTTTAACTTTATTAAAGTTGTTCTTCTTGATTGCCATATAATGATATTATAAAAGCATGGACGTAGTGTCCATGCTTTAGTGTTTTAAATTAGAATGGTAAATCACCATCTGGTTCGTCGTCAGCCTGTGTATCAACAATAGGTGATTTTACACCTCCAATTGATGTTGTAGCTTCTTCGTCGTTACCATAAACGTAACCACCTTTTTCACTATCCCAACGTGGAGATTCTCCTCTTGCAATTGCCTCGAGATACTCAACAGGTTTCTTAGAATAAACATCTAACCAAGTTAATTCATCATTAACCCAAGCCTTTGCTTGATCTGCCTCATCATGAACAGGTGTTGGATCATCATACATAATAGTTTGTACTGTTGTATA